GCCGGCGGCACAACTACTGGAACACAAAGAGGTGGTGGTGGTGTAGGTGGCCAAGGTGGTGATGGAACAGACAATCTTTCTGGTTCAGGTGGTGGAGGTGCGGGTGGCTATGGCGGCGTAAGTTCAGCTAAAGGTGGTGATGGTGCTGATGCTGATGGTTCTGGACAACAAAGTGGACAGGGTGGCGCTGGTGCTGGCGGCGATAATGTTAATAATACTTTTCCACAAGCTACAAGTAGTGGTGGCGCAGTAGGTATATTTGGTCAGGGTAATAGCGGATCGACTTCAGGAAGTACTGCACCAAGAGTTTCAAGTAGTAGACATGGATCAACATATTCAGCCGGGTTTCCAGGTAATTTTTTAGTACCAGCCTCTGGTGTTGGATCTGTTACAGCAGCGACTGCAGGAACATTTAATAATCCTACAACTTCAGGAGTAGCAGCACATCCAGGAGCTGGTGGTGGTGGTCTTGAAGATGATACACTAGGATTTGGACAAAAAGGTGGTGATGGTGCTATAAGAATTGTTTGGGGTACTCAGTCTGATGGTACTACACTAAGAAGATATCCTTCAGCTAGTGCTGTATCGGGTGATTAAAAGTCAAAAACTTAATTTATATAAATAATCTAAAATATGGAGAATAATTATGGATGATGAATTAAATAATGTTACAGATGTTTCAGACGAAAACATCGAAAGTCTTGAAGATATTGATACAGTAGATACATCTGCTGAAGAAGATACAAGTGATGAACCAGAAGTAGAACTAGATCCAATTGAAGCAATGATATCATCTATTGAGGATAAAGATTTTGTAAATTCTTCAAATATTTTTAATAATTTGGTTGCTGATAAATTAGCAGATGCAATTGATAATAAAAGAATTGAATTAGCTAATAGATTATATAATAATGCACCTGAAGAAGTAGATGCAGAAGTAGATATGGAAGTAGAAGTAGAAAATGAAATCGTTTAAAACTTTAAAAGCCAGCTTAGATGAATCTAAGAAGATGAAAGTTAAAGGCATTGCAATTGAGATTGTAAAGGTCAAAAATAAGTTTCAGGCTAAAGTTGATGGTGACGTTTTAGATACTTATGCTTCGGAAAAAGAAGCTGAGAAAATGGCGAAAGAATTCGTCAAACAGTATAAAGGATAAAACTATGAAGCTTATCGCGGAATACAATGATCAAGAACTATCTTATGTTACCGAAGAGGTAGATGAGAGTGGTAAGAAAAACTATGTGATCGAAGGTATCTTCGCACAAGCTGAAAGTAAAAATAGAAACGGCAGAATATATCCTAGAGGTATAATGGAATCTGCAGTTCATAAATTTGCGACTGAACAAGTTGCAACTAAGAGAGCGGTTGGAGAGTTAAATCATCCAGAAGGACCAACTGTTAACTTAGATAAGGTTTCGCATCGCATTACCGAGATGACTTGGGAAGGTAATAATGTGATGGGGAAAGCGCTTATATTAGATACTCCAATGGGAAACATTGTAAAAGGTCTCCTCGATGGTGGTGTTCAACTAGGCGTTTCAACTCGTGGTATGGGAAGTCTTGAGAATCGTAATGGGACAATGTATGTAAAGGAAGACTTTATGTTAAACACTGTCGACATTGTACAAGATCCATCTGCTCCAGAAGCTTTCGTTAATGGGATTATGGAAGGTGTAGAGTGGGTTTGGAACAATGGTGTTATTCAACCTCAAGATATTGAAGAAATTGAGACTGAAATTAAAAAAGCTCCGCGTGCTGATATGCATTTAGTGCAAGAACGTGAGTTTAAGAATTTCCTCTCGTTGCTCAAATAAAAGAGGAGTCAAACATGACTGATCAAATACAAGACCAGGAAGTTGAGCTCGATGAAGCAGCGGAAGTTGTGGACGAAGCTCATGATCCTAAAAATGCAGAAGCTCAATCAATCGACAGTGTCGATAAAGCAGCTAAAGCAGTAACAAAACAGGCACCAATTCCGAAAACAAAAGCGGGAATGGTTAATGCTATGTACGGTAAGCTACAAGCAATGAAAAAAGCGGATCTTCAAGCGTCATATAAAACTATGATGGGCGAAGAAGTTGAAATCGAAGATGAGATTGTTGTCTCAGAACATAAAGAAGACCTTCAAGCACTTATTGCTAACGAAGAGGGTCTTGCGGAAGGTTTCAAAGAAAAAGCCGCTACAATTTTTGAAGCAGCTGTTAATTCAAAAGTGAATGAAGCAGTAGCTAAGAAAGAAGCTGAACTCGAAGCAACTATTGCTGAAAGAGTAACAGCCCTTGAAGAGCATTATGCAACAGAAATTGAAGAAGGTCTCAACGAAACACGTGGAGAGCTTGTTGAGAAAATCGACAGCTATCTAAACTATGTAGTTGAAACTTGGATGGAAGAAAACAAATTGGCTGTAGAAGCTGGTTTGAGAACAGAGATTGCAGAAACATTCATGAACAATTTGAAAGACTTGTTTACTGAATCTTATATCGAAGTTCCAGAATCCAAAATTGATCTTGTGGACGATTTGGTAGAGCAAGTTGAAGAGCTTGAAAGCCAATTGAATTCACAAACAGAGAAAAACATGGAAATGTCAGAATCTGTAAAATCAATGAAAAAAGAAGTTTGCATTCGTGAAGCTTCTAAAGACCTAGCAGAAACACAAGTTGAAAAACTTAGAAGTCTTGCTGAAAGTGTTGACTTTACAACCGAAGAAGATTTTGCTTCAAAAATCTCTACACTTAAAGAATCATATTTTGCTCAGAAACCTGTAGAAACTACAGAAGCACCAGTAGAAATGGTTAATGAAAGTGTTGTAGAAGAAGAAGCTGATGAAACAGAAATTTCAAGCAACATGGATAAATATCTCTCAGCATTGAGAACATCTTAATTTAAGGGGACAAAAGAAAATGTCTAATACATATAAAAATCTCACAGAGAAATGGGCACCAGTGCTCAACGAAGAATCAGCAGGTAAAATCGAAGATTCTTACAGAAAATCAGTAACAGCTGTTGTTCTTGAGAACCAAGAAAAAGCTCTTGCTGAGCAGCGTCAAGCAGAGCAAGGCTTCTTGACAGAAAGTTCACCATCAAATAACACTGGTTCAGTGGGTAATTGGGATCCAATCCTTATCTCACTTGTACGTCGTGCAATGCCAAACATGATGGCTTATGATGTATGTGGTGTGCAGCCAATGACTGGACCAACAGGCTTGATCTTCGCAATGAAGTCACGCTACGGTGCAGGTGCATTGGGTTCAGCTGAAGCATTGCACAACGAAGCAAATACTGCTTGGGGCGGCGATTCAACAGGTGCAAACGGTTCAGCAGGTCCATCAGGTCTTTCTGGTATAACCGATGCAGGTTCTGATAGTACACTCGATAATGACCGTGTAACTAATGGTTTTGCTGGTGGTATGCCAACAGCAGACGGTGAAGCACTTGGTACAACTTCATCTACTTTCAATGAAATGGGTTTCACCATTGAAAAAGCAACTGTGTCTGCACAAACACGTGCGTTGAAAGCAGAGTATAGCCTAGAGCTAGCACAAGACTTGAAAGCAATTCATGGTCTTGATGCAGAATCAGAATTGGCAAATATCTTGTCAACAGAGATTCTTGCAGAAATTAACCGTGAAGTAATCCGTACAATCAACTCACAAGCTAAGACTGGTGCTTCTACAGCTCAAACAGCTCTTAATGGTGTGTTTGATCTTGCGAACGATGCTGATGGCCGTTGGTCAGTAGAGAAGTTCAAAGGTCTTATGGTACAAATCGAGCGTGAAGCAAATACTATTGCTAAAGAAACTCGTAGAGGCCGCGGTAACTTTATCATCACATCATCAGACGTAGCATCATGCTTGTCTGCAACAGGTATGCTTGATTATGCTCCGGCATTAGCAACTAACCTAAATGTAGATGATACAGGTAATACTTTTGCTGGTGTTCTTAACGGACGCACAAAAGTATATATCGATCCATATGCAACAACCGATTATGTAACCGTAGGTTATAAAGGTACTAATGCATATGACGCCGGTGTATTCTATTGCCCATATGTACCACTAACTATGGTACGTGCCGTAGGTGAGAATGACTTCCAGCCAAAAATCGGGTTCAAAACTCGTTACGGCATGGTATCAAACCCATTCGTAGGTGCAAACCCATCGAGCGGTCTTGCTGCAGCAAAAACCAATCAGTACTACAGAATCTTCCGTGTGGATAACATCCTTAACGCATAAGATTTAAATATAAAAAAAGGGAGGGGTTCAACCCTCCCAACTAAGCTCCATTCGTGGGGCTTTTTTTTATGCCATCTTATTAGACATTTTCTTTAACCATTGAAACATGATTTTATCTGCCCACTCAGGATTTTTATTTTTTAAGATTTCAAGAGGAGCTCCTTCAGGGCCTTCTTTTTTGCGAGCTTCTACATATTCTTCAATAGTAAAGCTTTTAATTAATTCTTTTAGAAATTTAGCTTTGGTGAAAGGACCGTTATACTTAAACCGAGCTATGAATAATTCCATTGGCATACCTACACGTGATGGGTGACAGTTAGGAGCAACTTGATCCCAAGTGGGCTGACCTTCATAAGTACCAGTGTACTCAAGATAACCACCGTGAAAAGTAAATTTAGATTTATCAAACTTAGTCATATCTTTCTCCGATTCTATTTACTCTTACAACATATACTAAAAAACATCACTTGTAAACCCCTAAAATGCATTTTTTATCAATATAAATAGATATAACTTCAACGGAGAGGCA